ATGGCAACTTTTAAGATTTGTGTTAGAAAGCAGCGTTCTGATGGCTTCTATCCTGTTTACATCAGAGTAACCCATAACCGTAAATCCTCTTATATAAAAATGGATAAAATGGTTGATAAAAAAGGGTTGACTCGCACGGGGGAGGTGAAAGATCCTTTTGTCGTATCCTTCTGTTCAGATGTAATCATGCGATATGTGGAGAGAGCGAACAAAGAGGATATATCGCAATGGGATGTAAAAACCCTAGTGGAATATCTGGAAAAAGCGGATGAGGATATCTGTTTTTCTGATTATGCGAGAAAGTATAAACGGGAAATGGAAACAGTTAGAGGCATGGCCCGTAACGCCAAGAATTATGAGTTGGCCTATTGTCATCTTGAGAGATTTGCGGGAACTAGCAAGTTGATGTTTTCCCGGTTTACCACGAAATTCATAAATGACTGGATAAAAACCTTATTGCCAACGGCAAGGGCGAAAGAAATGTATCCTGTTAATGTTCGCCAGATTTTTAAAGCTGCAATAAATGAGTTCAACGATTACGATAGGGGCATAATCAGGATCAAGACTAATCCTTGGCTAAAGGTAAAAATCCCCAATGCGGACACCCCCGATCACAGGGCCTTGGATGCGGACTTCGTTCGTGAGTTTTTCGCCACACCCATACCTCCGACAAAGATGATATTATCACTTCCAGAGTTGGCTAGGGATGTAGCCTTGATGGTCTTTTGCTTGGCAGGAATTAATACCGTAGACCTTTTTAGGGCAAAGAAGTCCAATTTGAAAGGCTGGACATTCTGTTATAATAGGGCTAAGACCCAAAAATTCAGAAGGGATAAGGCGTATATGGAGATTATTGTTCCGGATATTCTCCGTCCTGTCATGGAAAAATACTTTACACCGGATGATGATGAGTTTTTGTTTAATTTCCATAAGACCTATCGTGATGACGATTCTTTTAACGCAAATATGAACTCTGGATTGAAACGTATTTGCAAACATGGCGGTCTCAATGCTATATGTATGTATAATTTCCGGCATTCATGGGGAACCATAGCGAGAAACGATATAAAAGCCTCAATGTATGACGTGGCTTTCTGTATGAATCATTCAAGCGCTCATAAGACTACAGAGATATATGTAAGACCGGATTACTCTATAGTCTCTGAGATAAACAATAAGGTTATTGATTTTGTATTTAACCAAAAAAAGGAAGAAATGGTATATGAGGATCCTGTGAAATATTACCCTGATGATCAGATGAAAACATCTTTTAGACAGATGATTAAAGGCAGTGTCATATATCAAGGCAAGGAGATATTCTCATTTACGGATATAGGATATAATAACATTGACGAAATAATAAAAAAGCTAGCGGGGCATGTCCCGTCGTTTGTTCCAGATGGAGCCAAGGTTGATTTTAGGATAGACAATTTAGATAAAGGCGAATACCGGATATTTATGAGACAAAAAGGAAAAGGCTTTTGATACTTATAAGACAAATAGACCAATAAAAAACGCCCGTGTCAGAAAAAACACGGGCGTTATACTTTTGGCATGCGACAAATAGGACAATTTTAGAGACTGGTATCATGCCGGACAAAATCAAGCTCATAACCTAGAGCGTCTCCGATCTTTGATAACAGGTCGATGCCCGTGCTGTATTTCCCGGACTCAATCCGGGCGATATTCCCTTGGCTGATCCCTGTAAGATCAGCCAGCTTGTATTGAGATATACCGGCCTCCATGCGGAGCCGGGATATCCTTTTGCCGATTCTTTCTCTATCATTTCCCATACTGCGGATTTTTTCATTCTATATCTTCTATCGCATAATCTCCAGATGCAGCAGGAGCAAGCTCATTTACAATACTGTCAATTTTTTCCGCATCTTCATCAGATATTTCGATCTGCATATTTTCATTGCAGATCATTTCTATCCCGTTATTTTCCAGAATCTCTAATAACTCGCTATTTTTGCAATATAATGTCTTCATTTTTATTACGCCGCTTATCCGTTGCCGCCGGTTCTATTGTTATTTTGATATTGCAAATGTAATATCAAATTTGATATCATGCAAGGCTTTGGTAAATTATTTTATATGTTTTATGGCATATTTTCTTTCTCTTTCTCCTCCAGTACCTTTTTAAGCTGATATAGGCTCAAAATATCATACTCAAATGTCGGATTTTCCCAGTTTCTTCGGACGGAGTTTGTCTGTACAGCAATGAATTTATGGAGGTCAAATATGTATTGACACGGGCTTAGTCTGATTTCGTTAAATGTGATCTCGTAGTTGTCGAACCACTCCAAAAGTTGTTTTAGTTCCTCGTTCATGGTTATACAATAAAATTTGTTCTCGCAAATATGCCAATAATGCCTATATGACCGGACCTAACTATGTACGAATGATTCGTAGATGATAGAAAACAGTATAGAATAGTTGATTTTTTGGTGTCCGATGGGAGATAATGATCAAAGTAACAAACACGAGTCACTTTATTTATCTCTTTTGCGAGAAAACAGTAGATTATGATCGGAGCGATAGTTGGAGCCGCCAGTTCCTTGGCGAGTGGCATTGCCGGGGGAATAAAGGCAAGGAAGGCGGCTAGAAAAGCGAACGCCGTGTTGGATAAACAGGCAAAGGAGAATGAGGATTGGTTTAACCGTAGGTATAACGAGGATTATACCCAAAGCGCGGAGGCGCAAGCCGCCTTGACCAAGGCTAGGGAATTAGCGGATGAGCAGTACCGTAAGGCCTCCGGTACCGCCGCGGTCGTAGGAGCTACTGATGAGTCCGTAGCTCAGGCCAAGAAAGCGGCGGGCGAGGTGATATCCGATACCGCTAGTGGTATAGCCACTAACGCTACCGCACGGAAGGATGCTGTGGAATCCCAATATCTCAACACCAAGAATAATATCAGTAACCAAAGGCTGTCTATCTATAATCAACAGGCGGCAAACGCCACGCAAGCGGCTAATCAAGGATTACAGGCAGGGATGGGCCTCGTTGGGGCTGATGCGCAAGCCCATCTTGACAAGGGTAAGGGATTATTCGAGTCTATATTCAAAAGTAAACAACAATGACATTAGAGGAAAGATATAATAGGAAAAGGACCCCGGTCGTTCAAAGGCCGGAATTGTCCACTACGCCATTGGTTGAGCCGGAGGTTGCCGGAAGCCAGAACCCTATAGCTCCAACCGTGGATAATACGGATGAGACCGCTCCGCAAGCGAGCGTTGTCGAGCCTCAAATGAACGATTACCAATGGAACCAAAGGCTTTATGAGACGCTCTTTCAAAAGCCGATAAGTCAAGAGGAGGAGGAGAGAAGAAAACGGGCCGCTTCCGTAGCTACTGGAATCGGGCATCTAGGCAATGTGTTGTCTTCCTTCTCCAATTTGGCATTCGCGGGAGAGGCACCTTCGCAGAAACTACCCACCGTAGCTGATCCTAAACTACAATCCTATTCTGACAGGTTGGAGGCTATCAGGCAAAGATACGGGGCCGGGTATCTGGCCGCAAGGCAAAACGACATCAATAATTATCAAAGGGCATTGCAGCTTTATAGACAGGATCAAGCGAGAAAAGCCCAGAATGATTTGGAAAAGGCCAAGATCGCGCAAAGTGCCGCTCAATTCGCAATAAAGAATGACAGGGAGGAGCGGAAGATGAAACAGGATGCCGCATATAAAGAGAGAGAGTTGGGTATAAGGCAATCCAATCTCCGTAGTCTTGAGCAATATCGTACCGCTAAAGCTAATGGCTCTGGGGCGGATAAGTCTATTGACATCATCGGCAGAAACGGTAAACGTTTCACTTTGTCCGGTAAGGATAAAGATGGGGTTATCGCTTATATGTATAAGAGGATGTTGGAGTATGCGGAAGATCATCCAAAAGAGAATAAGAGTATATCGGATATATCGTGGCAGTTTGGTGAAGGTGGAGACCAAAAGACCAAACAAGCCGCTATTGTCATGAGTAATATTCAGAATTTCCCGGAATTATACGATGAGTTTGATCAGATAATTGGATCGGGAGGTTCTTCTACTAGTACTAACAAGAAAAGTATAGGTTGGGATAATAATTCGAGTTCTAAAAATGTAGGTTGGTAAAATTATGGAAGTGAACAATACCAGAAAATTATATGACGCTTTAAAAAGCGATGGATATACTGATTTGGGCGATTTTTCCTCTTTTGAGGGGAAATTGAAAGACTCAGGTAAGCGTGAAATGCTTTATGATGTCTTGAAAAAAGATGGATGGCAAGATTTAGGAGATTTCTCCCAATTCGAGAGTAAATTAGGCTATGCTCCAATTAATAACGAGAATATTAAAGAGACAGACTATGTTTCCCAATCAAGTGTTAATCCTCCTCCTATATCCCTAAGACAAGAGGTTGATATTCCCAAATCAGATCAATCCGAGTATGTTAATCCATGGGATAATTCTGCCGATTATAATTTTGAGTCCTTGCGTAAAAAAGGAAAGATTGAGACCGCTACTCCTCCACCTCCTACGGAGTATGAGAAGGATTCTTCTTTCATGAATACTTGGGTAGGAGACGCTATACAGAAGCTAAACGCAGGAGGAGCCGATCTTGGTGCCGGTATCTTTGGGGTATTGGATAAGGTGTCCAAAGGACTGGAATCCGCAACGGGAGGACTGATCCCACGTGGCGGGGCATTCAAGGATATCTCAGATAGATTTAAGGCTGATGCGGAGTTTTCCCGGGCAAGGTCAAACAGATACAATGGCAAGGATTTCACCGATCTTTGGAAAGAAGGGAATTATATGGGTGCCATAGGCGATATAGCCTTGCAAGGCGTAGAGTCGCTTCCGATGTCAATCGGGGCCATGGCCGCTACAATGGCCGGAGCTCCAGCGGCCGGACTCGCAGGTATAGGATCAATAGTGGCTAGCCAGAAATATGATGATCTTGACCAGAATAACCCAAACATGGGAGAGTTCGCAAAGGTATCTAACGCTATTCTTACTGGTACGGCAGAATCCTTGTCTGAGATGCTGGGCGCTGGCGTATCCAAGGCTTGGATGTCAACCTTATTCAAGACGTTAGGAAAGGAAAAGGCACAAGAGGCTATCAAGCGTGGCATAATGGGTAAGATGCAAGAGTTCTATAAAAAATTCGGTATGTTTTTCGAGCCTGTAAATGAAGGTATCGAAGAGGTATCTTCCACGCTAGCGGAGAATATAACGGATAAGATAACAGGTGCGGATCCGGAAAGGGATTTGACCGATGGTGTATTGCAGAGTTTTGTCTATGGAATGGGAGGCGGCGCTTATTTTACTGGGGCCGGAGCGTTGGCTAAAGGTGCGCAATACGTAGCGGATAAAATAGGAGGCAAACAGGCTCAGCAGCCTATCACCGATTCCAATGTAACAGATCAAGGCGTTGAAACTCCTCCTCTATTAACTAAGTCTAGGTTTGCCGAGGCAGAGGAAGAAGGTCGAAATATGACTGATCCGGGCGATATACGGACGGCGAGCAAAAAGATGGAAGAGACAAGGCTTTCCCTATCTGGAATGGTTCCGGGTTTGGCTAGTACGATAGAAAGCTATGTGGATGATAAAGCTAGCGAGGCCCAAGTGATGAGTCTTCTTGATGGAGTTAATGCGGATGCCCGTCCGTTAGCCGAGGATTTCTACGCTGATTATCTCAGGATATCCGGTTTGCAGGATCGTATAGGCGAGGAAATAGACAATGAGGTTGAAACTTACGTTGCCAATAATATTACTCCTTATGTTACCACGAATCCTGATGGTCAGTCTATCGTTACCACAGCTACGCTTAGCGAGGGAAATGAGGAAAGACCTGTGTACGTTAGGAGTATCGAGGGAGATAAGGCCGTTATTTCCGATAACGGACAGGATCGGATGGTCTCGGTGAAAAGGTTGAGCGATATAGTAGAGCAAGATGCCGGTCATATGAGACGGACCTATGAGGATCAATTATTGGCTACCCGCCAGTCCGAGCTTGACATGACCATGCATCATAATCCCAAGACGCAATTACCAAAGCCGGGGTTGATCATATGGAACGGGGATAATGCGTTTATCCTTCAAGGACAAGATGAGAACGGTGATTGGATCGCTCAACCTGCGGCTTATGATAGAGAAACCGGGCAGGTGACAGCCAAGAATGGCTCTTCCCCCGCAATGCCTATAACAGAGAATGAGATTCTTGATCTTCAAGATGCCATATATGACGCTCAACAAGTTAATGTGGTGTCGCCAGAGAATGATAATGTAGCAAGTGCTGATGCCAAGATAACCTCTGCACCTCCTGTGGAAGATGCGATCAACCAGCCAACGAGTGAGATTGAGACGGAAGGTGCCATTGATCAGATAGCACAACCTAGCAATGTAGAGAATCCCTCCATGGTCATGCGAGAAGATGGTACGCCAGATTTCGTATCGTCTGGTACGGATATGACCTTGGATTTCCTCCATGATAAATATGGCGATAAGATGCCAAGGAAGATCGAGGTGACGAGAAAGTCTTTCGATGAAAGCCTTAAAAAAGCGTCCGATGCCTTGGAAAAGGCGCAAGAGGCATACGATGACGCCCCTATCGGAAAAGAGGATAAGGCCGAGGCCGCATTGATAAAAGCCCGACAAGAATATGAGGCGATCAAGGTCGAGGCTGATTTCTGGGCTAATCTTGATGATGATATCAAGGAGGCCAGCAAGAAGCCGGGTGATGTCATAGCGAAGGAGATCTCCGTGATGGGTGATCCTATGAGCGGAGAGGAGCTTGCGGCCATGATGCTGGCTAATGGGGCGATCAAATTGACACGTGACAGTTACAAGAAAGAGACCGGTGCCGGGAATAATGAGACTGCAAGAATGTTCGGATTGTTCGCCTCTCCGGAGAAAGGCGGTGTTAATATAGAGAGGGCAGGTGAGATATTGGAGCTTGCCGATAGGGAGAATGGCACTAACTTCTTCGATGAGAACGATACGAACGCCGGAAGGGACGCTATCATAGAGGTCTTGTCTTCCGCTCATACACGTGGAGACTTGATCGATTATGTCAAGAGGAACCGTGAGGCGATCGCTGAGCGTGAGAGACAGGCCGAGTACAACGCTTACGCTGAGTGGTGCGAGGAGAATTATCATATGTCCCCGGAAGAATACGAGGCGTATGAGGAAAGCATGGCACGTGATTTCTCGGAGAAACAATTGACTGATGAGGAGCGAGGCGAGCTTGATTCGCAAATCGTGGATGAAATACAGGCCATAATTGACGAACAAAATGAAATAGACGCTATCTTAGCGCAAAATAAACCGATAGAAAATGAAAACATTGAAGGAAATGACGAAAGCGGAGGCGATGGCTTACGCGAGGGAGGCGGCGAGGTACTGCCAAGAGAACAACTTGATCAGACCGGGGGAACTGGAGAGGTTGAGGGAAGAGAATCGGCTGGCCCCGACATTGATCGCACGGATGGAGCTACACAAGAAGGCTCATCAAGGGGACTAGTTCCTTTTGTCGCTCCTTCTCCAAAGGAGAATGAGACCCCATTGGACTATGCCGAGCGCATAGTTGAGGCTAAGAGATTGCACGAAGAGGAGCTAAAGGTTGATACCAATCCAACAGAGGCGCAGAAAGAGGCCGGCAATTACAAGAAAGGCCATATAAAGATAAACGGTTTCGATATCACCATAGAGCAGCCCTCCGGTTCCGTCCGTTCCGGTAAGGACGCTAATGGAAAAGAGTGGTCTGTTACCATGAACAACACTTACGGTTACATTCGAGGTACTGAAAGTGTGGATGGTGATCATATAGACGTATTCCTAGGCCCGGATATGAATAGTGACATTGTGTATGTCGTGGATCAGGTGAATACTGATGGCTCATTCGATGAGCATAAGGTTATGATGGGATTCTCTTCCTTGGAAGACGCTAGGTCCGCTTACTTGTCAAACTATGAGGAAGGTTGGCAAGGGTTAGGCAACATTACCGGGGTTGCGTTGGATGAGTTCAAGAAATGGATTGATTCCTCGACTCGCAAAACAAAGCCCTTCTATGAGTATAAGGGAATTAAACAGGAGGAAGGCGATATTTCTAAAAATAATGATTCTGATAATTATAGCATTGTTCCCTCCCAATATACTACCAAGAAAGGAAAAGTTCTTGATATGCGGTTATTGAAGTTCGGTAATGAATTATCGAAGGAACAGCAACGTGCCGCCAAAGAGCTGGCCAAGGCTGAAAAGGGTTGGTATGACAGGGAACAGCGAGGTTTCATGATGCGTAGCGATGAAAGCGCAAGGCGGTTGGCCGATACCATTCTTGGCGATACCGATGCCGTAAGCGATGCGCAACCTATTTCTCTTGAAGACACACGCAGGGTTGTAGAGCCTCAAAAGGTAAATGTAGAAAACCTTATTGGTGATATCAACGATAAGGGCAAAGCCAAATTGAGCGATCGTACCGTTACCCCTAGCGGTAACCGCCTTGTTACCGATGAACGGTATGCGGAACTCCGTGAGCGCATGCGCAGGAAACTAGGCGGTCAAATGAATATGGGGATTGATCCTGAGATTCTGGCGATAGGTACTGAAATGGCAGTTTATCATATAGAGAAAGGCTTGCGTAAGTTCTCTGATTACTCAAAGGCAATGATCGATGATCTAGGTGACGCTATACGACCGTATCTTAAAGCATTCTACAATGGAGCGAGGGATTTGCCCGAAGTAGGAGATAACGGATGGGATAAGGATATGACCGCTTATGAGGATGTCCGTTCATTTGATGTAGCTAATTTTGATAAGCCTGTCCCGGATATAATGGATGCCGCCGAGACCGTGGTTAGAGAGACAGAGATTGCCGGACAAGCGAGTGCCGCGAAGAAAAAAATAAAAAATAGCCGGAAAAAGCAAACGGACAACAAAGACAAACCATTACCTTTGTATGGTAACGATTTATTCACTCCTAATAATATTAAAGACAATGAGCAAGGAAATTCAAGAGCGGATCAAGGCGTGGGAAGAAAAGCACGGGAAGAGGATCGAGGATCTGAACGCGGAGGAGACCGTGGAGGCGTGCATGGAAGTGATGTGCTTGACACGGAGCGAGGCCGAGGAATACCTATCAGCGACAGCGACAAGCGGCCTGTTGTAAGGAATCAAAACAATTTCAGCTTCCCGGAGAAGGGTATTGAGCTTCCTTCCGGTGATATATCCAAGCTAAAAGCCAATATTGAGGCGATAGAAACGCTGAAAGACGTAGAGGACGGCCAAGGAAAACCTACCCCGGAACAACAAGCCAAGATGTCAAGGTACGTTGGATGGGGAGGTTTGGCCGAAGCCTTGAACGAAGGCAAATACAACGCACGTGACAACAATTGGACTAAGGATCGAAATTGGAATGATAAGTATCTACGTTATTACGAGAAACTAAAATCCTTATTAAGTAAAGAAGAGTTCGACAGTGCCGTCCGTTCCACGACAACCTCTCATTATACCCCGTCCGAGGTCGTGGAAAGCTTATGGGGAATAACGGAGAAACTTGGATTCAAGGGCGGCAATATCAGTGAACCCGCCATGGGTATAGGTAACATAATCGGTATGATGCCTAAGTCTATATCTGAAAAATCAAGTATAAGCGGGTTCGAGATAGATAGTTTGTCCGGTCGTATGGCAAAGGCCTTATATCCTGACGCTAATATAAAGGTACAAGGATATGAGAAAGCGTTTTCTCCAAACTCGAAAGATTTAGTTATCACCAACGTCCCATTCGGGAAAAACGCTCCATATGATAAGGTTTTAGATAAGCAATTCAGGAAGAAACTTGGTTCCTCTTATAATCTCCATAATTATTTTATCCTAAAGGGGCTTCTGGAATTGAAAGAAGGTGGTCTCGGCGTATTCGTCACGTCCTCGGCTACGATGGATGGGGCCGATAGTAAGTTCCGTGAGTACGTGAGTGGGAACGGTTATGATCTGGTCGGAGCTATCCGATTGCCTAATGACGCTTTCCAGAAAGGGGCCGGCACGAGTGTCACGGCTGACATCGTTATATTCCGTAAAAGAAAGTATGGGGAACCTTCGAATGGGATAGGGTTCACTACTACAACGCAAATAGGTGAAGGAACTTATATGGAGGACGGGGATAAAAGGAGCAAGCCTATCATGGTTAACGAGTATTTCTCAAATCATCCCGATATGATGTTAGGTGATATGATGACCGCTTATGACGCTGGTAGCGGAGGTCTATATAGTGGAGCGTCCCAGACATTGAAAGCCAAACCCGGGGCCGATTTAAGCAAGGAGCTACTTAACGCTATTGATAACTTACCAAAGAATATCCTATCAGGTGTTGTAGAGACTAAAGGGCCGGAGGTTGTGGGTGACTCCACTTTGAAAGATGGTACTATTACCGTCCAGAATGGCAATGTCTTTGTTTTAGATGGGGACTCGTTAAAACCGATTAAGGCAAATCCTACGTTCGTTCATAATGGTAAGACCCGGAAAATAGCGGATGCGGTAAATGATTACAATGATATAAAGAAAAATCTATACGATCTTATCCATGATGAGCAAACAAAGGGTGTGGATCCCGAGCCCGCGAGGAAAAGGCTAAACAAAGTATATGATGCTTTCGTGTCCAAATATGGGACACTTAACAGGAACAAGGCTTTGGACGATATTTTCGCCGAGGATGTTGAGCATGGATTACCCTTCTCTTTGGAGACCGTTAGAAGGGTACCTTCCACGACCGGAAAATCTATGGTATGGGAAGTCTCGAAAGCGGATGGTATCTTGAATAAGCGTGTAAGTTATCCATTCGAGCTACCGACAAAAGCGGATAATGTCTTGGATGCCGTCAATATAAGCAAGTCATATAAAGGTAATATTGATATACCTTATATCTCGGAGATAACGGGTATGGATGAGGTTAACGTGACAAACGAGATACTAGAGAAGGGAATTGCTTATAGGGATCCTGTTACCGGCAATATAATAGATAAGAGTGAATATCTCTCTGGAAACGTAAAAGAAAAGTTGGTAGAGGCTAAGGCGGCCTTGGAAGATCATCCGGAGTTTCAAAAAAACGTGGATGACTTGGATGCCGTACAGCCAGAACGTATACCCTATGGTGAGATAAGTTATCGACTGGGGACTACATGGATCCCGTCTGAGTTTATAAATAATTTCGCTGATAATGTACTGGGTATATCTTACGCTAACGCTAATTTTATCCCGGAGATCGGTGAGTATATTCTAGATAAGAGGGCGTTCATAACCGATTACGCTAAAGCCGGTCAATTCAAGACTGAGAGAATGGACGCTATAGACGTGTTCAAGGCCGCTCTTAACCAACGTAAACCCAAGGTTTATGACGAGATTAAATATTATGAGGACGGTAAGCAGAAAACGAGAAGGGTCGTAAACGAGCAGGAGACACAGGCCGTTGCCGAGAAAATATCCGACATGTCCGATAAGTTCGTGGAGTATATTGATTCTAAAACGATGTTCCATGGTCGTATTGAGGACGTGTATAATGATAAATATAACAACTATGTACTAAAAAAGTATGACAAACCGGTTTTTGAGCATTATCCTAACGCTAATAAGAATATAACGCTTAGAGATCACCAGAGCAAGGCGGTGCAACGTTGTCTATCCGAGAGCACGTTACTCGCTCACCAAGTCGGTACGGGAAAGACCTTTACCATGATTACGTCCGCTATGGAAATGAGACGGCTAGGTATAGCGAAGAAACCCATGATCGTTGTCCAAAACGCTACCCTAGAGGATTTCGTCCGTGACTTTTATAAACTGTATCCTTCCGCTAAGATTCTATCTCCGACAAAGGAGGAGCGTAACGCCGATAATAGGACAAGGCTGTTCAATCTTATAGCTACCGGAGATTTTGACGCTATCGTTGTCCCACAGTCATTCATGGCGTTTATCCCGGATAGCGAGGAGAGGAAAAAGGCATATATCCAAAAGCGTATAGATGATTTTGAGGAGGCTATCGATCGCATAGAAGACAAGGCTTTACAGGAGAGATTGAAAAGGGAGGCCAAGAGTATGCGTGATTCTCTGGAAGGTATAAAGAAAGGGAAAAACGTAAAGGGCAAGGCTAAGACAGCGGAGACTATCACGGCCAAGACGGAGCGTATTCTTGACAGGCGGACTGATAACGTCATGACGTTTGAGCAAATGGGTGTTGACGCTTTGTTTATTGACGAGGCGCATAATTATAAGAAGATCGGGTTTCCAAGCAAGATGTCGAACGTTAAAGGTATCGATACGAGCGCATCACAAAGAGCTAATAGTATGTTGCTAAAAGCCCAATGGATATCTGAGAATAATGGTGGTCGAAACGTGGTTCTGGCAACCGGTACCCCTATCACTAATACAATGGCAGAAGTCTGGACTATGATGAATTTCGTGGCACCCGATATCCTAGACGCATATAATATCAATAGCTTTGACGAGTTCGCTACCACTTTTGGAACGGTTGAGCCGTCATTGGAGTTTACCGCTACCGGTAACTTTAAAATAGCCGAGAGGTTCAAGAGCTATACGAATGTCCCGGAGCTTATAAAGGCGTTCAGGAGCCATACGGACGTTGTCTTGACAGAGGATGTCAAGGAGTTCAAGGAAGACAAGAATATCCCTAAGTTGAAAGACAATAAGATGACCAATGTCATTGTCGAGAAGAACGAGGACTTGGAGGATGTCATGCAAACCCTTATCAAGGAATTAGAGGATTATAACAAATTGACAGGAAAAGAGAAGAAGGATAAGAGCGCGCTACCCTTGGTCGTGTTCAGCAAGGCTAAACAGGCTGCGATTGACCTTCGCTTGCTTAATCCTACATTTCCCGACAATCCTGATAGCAAGACAAACAAGGTGGTCGATAACGTGTTGAGATTATATAAGGAAAGCGATAAGGACAAAGGCACGCAACTTATATTCTGTGATAGTTATCAATCCCCTTCTGAGACTCCAAAAATGGATTTATTCGATGTCGATTTATCTGTTCCTCAGTTTAATTTGTACAACGATATAAAGGAAAAGCTTATCAAGGGAGGTATTCCGTCTAATCAGATAGCTATCGTTGGCAATTATGAGGGAGAAAGGAGAAACGCCTTGTTCGATAAGGTCCGTAATGGGGATGTGCGCATTCTTATTGGAAGCACGGAGAAAATGGGAGTGGGTGTCAACGTGCAAGATCGTCTATTCGCCCTGCATCATATTGACGCTCCAATCAGGCCTATGGATTTTGAGCAACGCAACGGTCGTATCTTACGACAAGGAAACTTATACGCCACATGGGATAAACCGGTGAACATCGTCACATATGGCGTTAAAGGTACCCTTGACGCTACCGCCTATGACAGGCTTCGTATAAAACAAAACTTCATCAACCAAATGATGAAAGGCGATATATCGTCTCGTGTCATGGAGGAGCAAGACGATAGTGATCCGTCTGGAATGACCTTTAGTGAGATGGCGGCGACGTTATCCGGAGATAAGACCGCCCAACTACTGTTTGTGGCACAGAACAAGTTAAAGAAACTGCAAAACTCCAAGAGGAGCGATCTTAACAGTAAGTCTTCCATGCGTGACTCTATATCTAAATCCAAACTTAGGATACAAGAATACAACAGCCGGAAGGATATCATGGAAAGGAACGCCAATATCGTAAAAGAGAACTTCCCTGATGGGGTTGAGTCCGTGACTGTTAAAGGCAATACTTTCAGCGATGGTATATCGAATGAGCTTACGCCCATTATTGATGATTACTATGATAGATATACGCTTGACAGAAACACCCCTCCTCTGAAAATCAGTCTCAATGGAGGAAAAGGCGAGGCAATCGTGCATTTCAATGAAGGAATGATGGTCTATAGTTTATATTTAGGAAAGGAAAAACTGGTTGAGAATCGTGATTTTAGCGGCGGCAGGGGTTTGATGGCTAGCATTGACAGGCAGTTGGGGATTCCCGCTAAATCCGTCTCAGATATAGCCACTAAAATAAAGGCAGAGGAAAACAAGATAGCGGGATTAGAGGAAGCCGTTAAGAAACCGTGGGGAAAAGAGGATGAACTTAATGCGGCTCAGGCAGAGGTTAATGATCTGCAGAGACAATTAGTTGAAAAAGCTAAAGCTGAGGATATTCAGTTAGAATCAACTCTTGACGTTGATGGTACGTTGGTAAAAGAGGAAGGAGAGACTCGATTTCGATTCATGGGAGTAGATACAACTAATAATCAAGATAATGTAAGTTCTATTGAATCCTCAATCAACGGTTGGTCAAACAAGCTTAATACCCCTGTCAGGGTAATCCATGACGTGGACGATATAACCGATACGGATGAGAATATGTTGGCCCGTAAGAGAGATTCCAAAGGCTGGTATGATACTTCTACCGGGGAGATAGTCATAGTATCACCTAATTCCACGTCCGTAGGTGACGCTCAAAGGACTTTCCTCCATGAGGTGGTAGGGCATCATGGGTTACGTGAGCTATTCGGGGATGATTTCGATACTTTCCTTGATAACGTGTATCGGAACGCCAACGAGGATATCCGGAAAAATATCATTGACCGGACTAAAGGCAATCCTCTTAACTTGCGTGAGGCTACAGAGGAATACATCGCTGAATTAGCGGAACGTGGTTTCGATAACAAGGCCGAGCGTTCGTTATGGGAAAAGATCAAGGACTCTTTTCTTGATATGTTGAGAAAGGCCGGTATTAGCCTTGATTTCAAGTTATCGGATAATGACCTTCGTTATATCCTCTGGAGAAGCTATAAGAACTTGGAGCAAGGAAACTTGATGGATGTGGCCGAGGATATCGTGATGAGAAATAGATTAAGTCTTAACAATATAAATTTGAACGAAAATGGATCAATCGCAAGAGATATTGAACCTGAAAAAGGAAAACAACCTTCTGAAACAAAAGGTACTGGAAGGGAACTCGAGACAATCGATGGCGTTGATGAGAACGGAAACGAAAGTGAACGAGACCATATCGACAAACCAAGGGGAGTTGAAAACGCTATTGACGGAATTAAAAACGCAACTGACCGAAATGGAAAAGAGACTGACGGCCAAGTTGACAACTATGGAGACCAACTTGATGGAGGAGATACGGGCGATAGGGACGGAAGTGTCCGGGATGGAATCGACGGTGAGCGGACTGTCATCGGACGTGCAGGAGCTGAAAACAAGGGTAGAGGCGTTGGAGAAAGCGTAAGGGAAAAGACGGATGATTTCGCTTTCGCAGAGAAAACAATCCGTTTTAGGGAGAACGCACGGAATGAGTCGGTATTGTTCGCTGATAATGATATCCAAGTAGTAGAGAAACAGGTAGGTTCCGCCAAAGATCAATATGAGCGTACCCTATCTACATCATCCTATCAATTTCAGGAGGCGTTTCAGGATTCTATGCTAGGGCTTAAAACATTGCAGGATGCCGTGGCAAAGGCAACGAGGAGTCGTATATTGGATTATGAGAACGCTTATATGGCCGAGAATGCCCTTTCCTCTGTTAATGAAGCTGAGTTCAACGCTTATAGGAAAGCGGCTTTCGAGCCTATCTTAAAAGCGATCTCACGTTTGGAAAAGATGGGATCCTCCATTGATGAGATAAGGGATTACCTTATAACCAAGCATGGTATTGAGCGTAACAGGGAAATGGCCGTTAAACGAGCGTTGTCACAAAACGCGGAAACATATAAATCCCTGCTTGACGAGTATATCGGGAGAAGGAATGAGATACGTGAGAACGGCGGGTCTTGGGAAGAGCAGCAATCAGAAATGGATAGGCTTGCCGAGGAATACGGAGCTAATCTTTCTGATGATTTCAGCGGATTCACGTCTATGTATCCTAACGAGGATAACACGGGGTATGATCCGGATTCCGCAAGGAGATACGTATTGGATTACGAGTCAAGATATGATACATCGGAATTATCGGCCTCTGTCAAAAGAGCCACTGACGCTATATTGGCAAAGCAACGGGATAGCGGGCTTATGAGCCAAAATACGTTTGATTCGATCAGGGATATGTATCAGTTCTATGTGCCTTTGCGTGGATGGGAGGAGACTACGGCAGATGAGGTTTACGCTTATCTTACATCCGAAAGCCAGACGTTCAACGCCCCTATAAAGACTGTCGTTGGGCGAAAGAGCAAGGCTGACGATCCTATAGCGACGATCGCTAATATGGCAGAGAGTGGAATCATGCAAGGGAATAGGAACTTGATGAAGCAAAAGTTTTTGACAATGGTGCAAAACCATAAGACGGATCTCGTGAGCGTAAGCGAAATGTGGGTTCGTCTTGACGAGGCTTCCGGTGAGTGGATCGCCGTTTTCCCGGATATACCATCTAACGCCAATCCGGAACAGGTGGAGTCTATCGTGGAATCTTTCAACAAACGCATGGAGGAGCTATCCAATGAAAAAGGATCTAATGTCAGGCGTTCAAGGGATGCTATAGGGATACCTTACAAGATATTGCCAAAGGACTTGAAGGAGCATCAAGTGATCGTAAAGAGAGCTGGCAAAGAATACGTGCTTACCATAAACGGGAACCCAAGGGCCGCTCAAGCGTTGAACGGGCTTACAAATCCGGATAATACGAAAGGATGGTTCGGTACCGTGGAGAGATACGCCGGATGGCTGAACCGTAACTTGGCGGCTAACTTTACGACACGTAACCCTAACTTCATGGTAAGTAACTTCCTTCGTGACGCACTTTATTCGAATACTACCGTATGGGTCAAGGAAAGTCCTGTTTACGCTTGGAAGTTCAATAAGAATTTCGCTATGGTAAACCCGATCAATATGTATCGTCTGGTCAAGGGGTATGAGAACGGTACGTTGGATATGAGCGATCCCTTGAATAAGGCATATCATGATTTTGTAATGAGAGGAGGAGAGACTGGATACACCAATTTGAGAGACGTGGAAGCCAAGAAGAAGGCGATCCAAAAAGAGCTTCAATACTCCAAGCAAAAGGTATCTATCGGAAAGGCTTTGAAAATACTAGGCGAATGGATGGACTTGTTCAATAAGAGCGTCGAGAATTGCGCTAGGTTCGCCGCATTTCTTACTTCTAGGGAAATGGGGCGAAGCATGGATAAATCCATTTATGACGCTAAGGAGATATCCGTAAACTTCAATAAGAAAGGGGCGGGTTCAAAATTCTTGAATACTGAGGGGCAGACCAAGATAGGTAACGCTAGCGCTTTCACGTCCGGATTGTCAAGATCCATGTATGTATTTTGGAACGCTGGTGTACAAGGTATGTATAATTTCGGAAGGCTGGCCAAGGATAATCCCAAAAAATTCTTGGGGTTAGCGTCCTCTTTCTATTTGCTTGGCACGATCATGCCTATGCTCGCGGCCGCATTTGGGGATGATGAAGATGATGATTACTACGATCTTCCGGAATACGTGAGACGTAATAATATCTGTTTCCGTAACGGTGGAGGAAATTGGATTACAATTCCTACGCCCATAGAGTTAAGGGCTATATATGGACTAGGAGAAATGTCCTCTGGAATAGTTTCCGGAAAGGAGAAGTATACCGATAAAAAGATGGCCATGAAGATAGCGGAGCAAATGTCACAGGTTCTCCCTTTGGACATGATGGAGGGAGGTGGAGGATTCTCCGCTTTCGTCCCAAGCTCGGTAAAGCCATTGATTGAGGCCGGAGATAACAAGGATTGGACAGGTTTGCCTTTATATAAGGATAACGATTTCAACAAGGGTATGCCGGAATGGACAAAGGCTTTTAAGAGCGTGGATCCCGCTATATTGGCAATGACTAAATATGCCAATGAACTGACCGGAGGAGATAAATACACTACGGGTACCGTTAACCTAAACCCAGCCATTATAGAACATATATTGGACGGCTATTTCGGAGGTATTGAGGCTACACGTTCCCAGATGGTCAAATCCGCTGAAACCGCTTGGGGTAGTCGTGATTTTGACTGGAGGAATATCCCTGTTGGGAACCGTCTTATAAAAAGTGGTGATGAGCGAACGAGAAAGAAAGCCATAGATAACGCTTATTATGAGAATCTGGAGGAAATGGAGAAGATCGGACAAAGATTGAGAGGATATCGTAAAGAATTGTCTAATCCACAGAACGATAGTTTTGATATGGCTGAGTATCAAAAAAAATTGAATGATCTTATGATGAGCGATGAATATCGTAGATATATAGAATTTAACAATCTTAACAAATTGTATCAATCAATGGGTGAGTATTTGAAGAAGGTAGATGATGAAAGATTGGAAATGGAGTTATACGATTTGAAAGCTATGATGAATGAGATAGCTAATGGTAAATAGGTGAAGTGGCGGGTGACGTTGGTGTCACCCGCTATATGTTATCAAACAGATAGTATAATATACTTCATGTAAAATAATGAAGTACTTTTGTGAAACCTAAATCTATTTTACCATGGAAGAAAATATTGATATGCCTATTGAGCAAGATGTGACTATAGAGCTGATATTGTCTGTATTTAAAAATTATTCAGACTCGAAGCGGATGAAAGAAATAAAAGACATAATAGTTTCATTAATTCATCCTGATGAATTGATAGTTGACTCTGAAGAGAGAAGTCGTATAGAAAATAAAGTGGTTGAACTTATATCCATAGATAAGAGAAGAGGGGACGAATCCGAGCTCAAATATTCTAACGGTAAATATAGTAAGAGAAAAAAAAGATCAGATCCTAAACCTATAGTGGATCTATTGCCCAGCGTGGAGTATACAGGCACCGCCGGAGAATGCGCCGTGATATCAGAGCTGTTGTTTTCCGGTTACAATGCAAATAGGATGATGGTCGATGAGGGCGTAGATATAATAGCGGTAAAGGATAATATCTATTATTATGTACAGGTAAAGACTACGACCATAAAGGATGGGCGTGTTTATGCGCAGATAAAAACAGATAGGTTCAACCAATTTATGTCCGCACAAATAAGATATATTATTGTAGCAAGGTATGATGATCATGGGATTTCCCGTAATATGTTCTTCTCTTTCACTCCACAGCAAATAGATCAGGCGGCTTATGAAGGATGTATAAAGAAGAATGAAAACACGGTAAGTATAAAGATAAAGTTTAATGATAAAACCGGGAAGCCTTATCTTTATGATAACAATGAGTGTAGTTGTGCTTGGAATTGGAACAAGAAGGATCTTTTAGGATAAAATTTTAAGACTATGCCAAATATAAAGAAGAAATATATTCCTTTTTTTGTTCCCGCTTTGCTTTCAGTGATAGCGTTTTTTTATATTCCATCTCCATCCGAATTTAGCGATGAGAATCATGTGTATGTAAAAGCTTTTGATACTTATATGGAAGTTCTTAGCGTATCTACATGGCTTAGGGTCATTATACCGTTCTTTTTGTACTATATAGGAACTGTATATGAATTTTCTAAGAAAAGAGGAGATAGCGCTTTCCGGCTTTCATTATATTCAACATTGGCATTCATATCGCTATGGTTGTTCTGCATTCAATTATCAACGGAATTTCATACACCTTGTTTATTACTCTTGTTCGCTTCGGTTTATACGTTCTTTTTCCCTTGGATAGGTAATAAAGTTAATTTGTTTTAGAACCGTACTTGCTCTGCTAACGAAGTATATTTCCTATGGGATGAAGCTATTGATCGTTTTGAGGTATCTAAAATAGAAAACTCCCCAAATCCTCACGGACAAGGGAGTTTTTATTATTTAACTATAATCTATATGAATGGTTTTCAGACAACCTTAAACGATCCGATTCTCACGAACGAGAGCGTTTGTAATATCTAAATCCATATCTAAACAAAGACATACTTAATCATCATTGCCGATCCTCCCGGAATAGCAACGGTGGGTATATCCGTATTAAAATGCTTCCCAATACCACCCAAGGGAAGCGGGAAATATTTATTCAAACTATATTTTATGCCATAAGGAAAGGAGTGTGCCCCCATCCTCCAAAGCTATCCCCTTGACATAAATATACCTCTGGTTCTCACGAAAGAGCGGTATGACATTGATAAAATTATTTTATGAATACAACCTAGTGTAATATCTTTAAGTAATGACTCCGGTCCATCACGGATGAGAGCCATAAGGGGTTATAAATATATAACATACCATATACGCATAAAAAAACGTGGCACCGTCACAACTACCAAGACCCGGCGTCCCCACGCCAACATAACAGGTAGTAAGCAACGGCCCACGTCTTATATATAGATTATATATACAAATAACGTGGGCGTATTGTTGCTATCGGCTCCCTGTTATGTTTATAAATTTGGGGAATTTAGGTCTTTATAGGAGACGATATCTTTAACGCCACAATGTGTGTCACGTCTTACATTCTAATCAGTGACTACGCGAATATACTCTATTTATTTTATATTAGTAAAAAATAAGTCGTATTTTATTTATCTAATATTGATTTTTACAGGGAAAACGTTCATGCGCACGCTATAAACTCGACTCATTTTTTGGATATGAATCGATATATCCCGTTGATTCTTCTTTGATTATAGAAGGCTTAGGCATATCTTCGGATATGAGCGCACCTATCATGTCTGTCATCAATATATCGTCGTGATTGCCACGACCGGGAATATTCCCGTAACTACCGTCCGGACGTTGCTCGTATTTTGACGCTTCCTTGTACATACGCTCATCCGGGTCTATAAACATATCGTCCTCGAAAGCCACTATGAAATTATCTACCATGTCCTGCTTGGTCTTTTTGTTGGTCTGGAAGCCTATCTTCTTGTATATGCCGTTCCTTATGTCCTCGGGATCCGTCGCCGCACGCATGTAAAGATTGGGGTAGATATCCTCTATCTTTTTCAGTATGCCACGAATATGATCGCCTTCCTCCACGAACTCGGATGCCTCTGATTTTTTCTTATCAAACGTATTGCTCTCGAAGGCGAGAAGGGCGTTCTTGTAGTATCTGGCGATCTTGACGGCTTTGTAGGCGAGCCAGTCATATCGTATATGACCGTGCCATCTGGCTACCACCTCCGGCTTTCCTCCGCTGAATCGTAAATTCCACCTGTTTATAACCGTTATACATGACGGGTCTGAGTTCTTGCTACGTCCACCGACATCGACGATGACAAGATACTCGTTGGATGTCCTTGTATCATCGGGCCTCTTCCAGATTCTCAACAGGCCGTTCGGATTCTTGGTGAGAATTATCCTCTTGGTCTTCTCTGATTGGGATATGTCGCCAATGAACTCCGGGGGTGATACGTATCTTTCCCGCATCACCTCGATCGTATAGATATTGAACACGAGATTACCGGAATACTTGAAACACTCGACATCATCGGATGGTGCCTCGGATGCCATCGATGCGTGATCATGGAACGAGGCCCTTTTCTTGATATACCATTTGATGTGCTCCAGCGTAGCTCCTTTTTCCCATAGAGACCATAAATACTGTCCCGGCTCGCTATTGTCATTAGGGGAGGTCGTGACATCCCTTCCCTCTAATAGATCCAATATGAAAAGCCGGGTCTCTTTCTTGTCCTTGAATCTTATCATGTCGTTCTCGATAAAGAAGAACGGTATGAATAGCGCCTTACGGGATGACGTGCCCTCCTTGGCCATTTGGTACTCATCATAGAAATAACCGGCCATGCCGTTAGCCGTAGACTCGGAGATCTCCATGGTCAACGGTCTCTCCAATATATTCGAGTCTATGTTTGTTATAACCTGCTCCGCCGATTTGCCATCCGTTGTTTTCCAGTAGGCTACCTCCGAGAAGTGGGCCATGGCATAGTCCATACCACGTGTTGACTCGAAATTCTCATAAGATGCCACGGTTATCACGTTATCACGTACCTTGTTCCCGGACGGGTCGGTGATTATGGAGTCGGACGCCGAATGCTCGTAAGGGGCGAATTGTAACTTGTCAACACCATATATAAATCCCGGGATATTATCGAGAACCTTTTTATACATGGCCTTGATACGTTTGGCGGTATCTTTCGTCTGGGCTATAATTACGGAATACCATCCTTCCATGACGAATAGCTGTATCCACGCCATATAGAGCTGTACCAAGGTGGAACCTCCCCATTGCCGGGCTTTCAATAATATTATACGGATCGGGACTCCCTTATGCCTCATTTCCTCCAGAACGGATAGCACGTAACGTTGGGCGTAATTAAGCTCGAAGGGGATCATTTCTCCCGCCTCTTTCGACTTGATCTTAAATAACGAGAAAAAGGCGAAGGACGGGTCTCTCGAGCAACGGGCCCAAAATAGCATGTTGGCCACGTCCTCCTCATTTATCCCATCTGAATCCGGGTACAGCTCGTTGAACCTTATCGTGTAGTCCTTTATGGAACCGGCTTTCAGGACATCCTGATACAGATCGTTCTTGAAAACCTCCTCGGTAAGCCACTGTACCCTTATGGGGTAATCATCTATGACAACCCTATGGCTATGCCCCTCCATTCCACGCCCCGTGAATTGGTCGTGCGTGCCGAATATATTTTTCAGCCTCTTGTTATTCTCGGCCAATATAGACTCAACCTCTTCCGTGAACGCTAATTTTCTGTATGACTCCATAGATGATATAGGCTATTAGGAATGACAGCAAGTGTATCCTCCAGTTGAATAAGGGGATAAACGCCATGACGATATTGCTCAATATTATTCTCCAAAGGCTTAGTTTATAGGCGTGATATCTGCGGGCGTAACATCCCATGATAAATCCGGACATGCCGCATGTAGGAACCGGCAATGAGGCTAGTGGTACGAACGAGGCCAAGACGCAAGACACGTAACCGATCAGGCATGTTTTCACACGAGGCTTAAACTGGAATAAGGCGATAAGATTTAATGATAAATGAAATATGTTGGCGTGGGTGAACATGTAAAGGAAATGGTCGTATGGAATGGAATTGGTATCGAAATAGAAATGTTTACCTGCGAGTTGGAGTATGACGCTTGTCAAGGCGATTATTAATGAAGGAATCAGTCTTTTTAGCTTACCTTCCATTTTTCCTTTCCCGGTTGATGCGTTGTATTATCGCCAACGCCCGTGAATAGGATATGTAAAAACAGGGGGCCGTTTGATAGACCGCGAAAGAGGTGATGAAATAAACGGAGCTTCCCTTGAATTCTCTCTTTTTCTCCAGCTCTTTGTAAATCTCATAAATGTCATCGATCATCTTGTTTCTGATCGATCGACCTTTTTCCTTGGTCTTCCCTTTCCTGATCAGCAGGATTCCCCTATACGCTTGAAGGGTGGAGATCCAGAACCTAGAGGCATGGGAGGATATAGCCCTCATTACCGCCTCTCGGTGGGATTTCACTTCCCTCATCTTCAAAGCACGTCTGTAAGCTTCGTAAAGCTCCATGTCCCGCTCTGGGATGAAATCTACGCCATTAACCATAAAGAACGCTTGTTTTGGTGAACATCACAAAGATAGAAAATAGATTCACATGTTTGATTATTCTTAGGGTCCATGGGTTAAATAAAATAATCAAAATAACAAAACGGATATACCTTATTATTTTCCTTTGCCTAAAACAAAATCGATTAAGGTATGGCAGATATATCTAACAAAGAGAGATTCAGGCAAAGATACGCCAAACGGAATCCGGATCTTAACATGGATGACGAGGAGGCTTACTATGGCTCGGTCAACCAGTTCATGGACGAGTATGAGGGTTACGAGGGAAACTCTAAGAAAATGCGGGAGAACCTATCGAAGAGTCCCGCTTTCGCCGAGTTGATGGTAGCCGCTAGGGATCAGGATGATTTCGATCCCGTGGTGTGGATGGTACAGAACAAGGGGCTTGACTTAAAAGCCTTGGCCGATGATCCCGATTATTCGCAAAAGCTGGCAGACGCTCATAACGCTTACTTGGAGAAACTGGCGAAACAGGACGAGATCGAGAAACAAATGTCGGAGAATATGCCGGCTAGCGTGGAAGCGATTAGGGCGAAAGCCTCGGAGATGGGCCTTTCCGATGATCAAGCGGAGGAGGTTATAGGTAAGATGTATCAAGTCATGGATGATTTGATCGTCGGTAAATTGGATCCATCGATTTTCGAGATGATGGCCAAGGGAATGAATTATAACCAAGACGTGGAGGCCGCACGGGAGGAAGGCGTGGCGGAAGGGATCAACAAGAAAGTTACCGACAAGTTAAAGGATCTTAGCGGTAAGCAGGAAAGACCGAGAGGGAGGCAAGGTGCACGGCAGGAGAAGCCGGTTACGCAAGACGTGAACAATCCTTTTTTATAATAAGAATAATAACAATTAATACTTTTGCGATGAATAAATTATTTAAAGACAAGATGTTTTGGGTCAAGGCTTTGTTCTTTGTCTTGGCGGTATTGACTGGTGGAGCGGCTATGGCCGTGGAGATCGGGGAGAATGGAAGTGATACGGATCCCAATGATGGCAAGCCGTTGGAGAACGCGACCCCGGACGCAGCAGGTAAGGGTATTGATCAGCAGGGGCAGGGGGCTACCGGATCTGCGGTCACTGACGCTGATCTGGCCGAGAACAAGGTAGAGGATTACGTCAGTAAATTTCAAGCGTACAAATATCCCATGCACACGGACTTTCTCAAACTCGCCAAGCAAGTGCATGTCAACACGAAGGAACCGGAGCATTACAATATTGGCGAGGCTATAATGGATTGCGTTACCAAGGCGGCGGTGACCAACACGGAAAAGGACGCAGAGGTAAAGCTTAGCTTGTACAAGAATGACGAGAAATTATTCGCCGAGTGCAACACTGTCTTGGTTGACGGGGTTACGGGGTATGATGAGAAAGGAACATCGGACGGAAGTCCTCTGGTGCTTTACGTCGTTTCCGCGGATAAGGCTAACGGTATTATGGTAGCGGCTCTTAATGGCCCGTTGGATGATGGAGGAAACATGTATGTCCCGGATTTGAAAGCGGGTACCGGATTGCATATCATGGCACCGGCCATGAGTGAGAGTGAGGTGGAGATCGCCCCGGATTCCGCTTATCCGAAAAAAGAGATCGCTTATTTGCAGAAGAAGGTATGCCCTATCACGTGGACGGAATTCTTTGAGCGTATTAATAAAAAGGCGAAGTGGAACGTTCAGGACTTGAAAGATTGGACCTTGTCTAATTTCCGCAAGAAATGTACACGCACGATGTTGATCGGTGTCGGCACTAAGTCTTTGAAATATGGTTCCAAGAAAACCGGTACCGAGTATGTGTATTTCCAGAAAGGCGTGTTGAGACAGTTACGGCTGGGTTACCAGATCGGTTCGACGTTGGAGTTCGCCGATCTTATCGGTATCACACGTATGCTTTTCGGGAAGTACTCGAACACGAATGAGATGGACGTGTATTGCGGTACCAAGTTTATCGAGAAACTTTTGAACATTGATTTTACCAAACATAAGGATATCTCCTTTGTCAAGAAACAAAATATCGGCATTGATATCTCGTCTTTCGAGACCACTTTTGGTAAACTTAATTTCAAGGTGGAGCATGCCCTTGACGATCTTGGCTATGAGGAGTGCGCCGTGGCTTTCCCGATGTCCGAGGCCAAGCGTTATTACTACCAAAAAGGCAAGACCCTGACCGTGGATCATTCCAAGGGAGAGGGAGGAGAGGTTCGCGAGGCCAAGTCCCAATATTATATTCAGGATGATTGCTTGATGCTTACGGGTTATAACTCCATGTTGATCGGGCCGGACGTTACGGTTAGCGGATACAAGCTATCCATGCTTGACACGGTCGTTTCCAGCGTAGCTTCCCTGAGTTCCGTATCTACCCCGAAAAAGGACGATGTTGTCTATTTGACCGTAGCGGACGATACGCACGCCGTCGGATTGTATGTATATGACGGTACCGCATGGAAACCATACAAGGGAGAGATTAACGTGTAAACTGTAATATTGTCAAACAAGACCCACCGGAGCAAACTCACGGTGGGTCTAATAAAATCAATCGAATGATCACGAAAACATATGAGTTGGTAGGCAAGGATAATTGCATGCTCCGTACTATATACTGCGGCACAAGGGTCAGCATGGAGTTCAAGGGCGGTAATTTCATCAATGGCAAGAACGCCTTGCTACGGACTAGCAACCCTTTCGTACAAGACGCTATCGAGAATGATTGCCGATTTGGTACGTCTATCCGGCTCGTCTCTACGTTAAAAGACGATGATGTGTCTGGTGTCTCGGTCATGAGGAACTCGAGAGGCCGGGAAAAACAAGTGAAAGAAGTCAAGACCGTAAAGAACGTGAATGACGCTATCGACTATTTCGCCAAGATGGGCTATAAGGTGGAGAACGATGATATGCTCGAGGAGTTAAAGGATAAATTAAGTGTCTCGTTCCCGAACATGAAATGATATGGATATTAGCGTGAGCGACATAGTGAGTGAGGTCAAGATCTGCATAGACGAGATCGGGCTTAATGACGCTGAGTTCCTAGGAACGCAGGATAACGAGGAAATGGACACGATTATCAAGTCCAAGATATCGGAGGCGTTGCGCTTCGTGAACGGTAACGCAGACTGGGGCCTGTTGGAACCAAACAAGATAATAACGGACGGAACCATAGAGGAAGATCTTGTCGCTCATGTAAGCTTGCCGGAGAACTACTCTCGGATTTGTTACGCTAGGCTATCATCATGGCCTTTATTTATTTCAGATCCTATCTATTGGAACGATAAGGAATACGCCACGCTGTCGGATCCATACGCAACGGGGACATGGGAAAGACCTAAACTGGCGTTGACCATGAGGCCGGGTAAGACATTGGAGCTATATAAGGCGAAGGATAAATCCGACACGTTCGAGATCGGGATCATAACGGACGAGGATATAACGGATAGCTTGGAGGTAAGCCCCAAGCTGAAAAACGCGCTGATCTATTATATATCCGGCCTCACGTTGCTTACTTACAGGGATCAGCATGCGGACAGTATGTTTAATCAAGCGTTGGTTCTTATGGGTGTCAATCCATCCGGGGCCAACTCCAATCAATAACAAGACTATAGAATCATGGTATACATATTCAAGGACAGGTTAATTCGGGTAGAGTGGACTATTTACAAGGGGATAAGCCCGGTGAAAGAGGATTTCTCCCGATCTAATGTAAAGGTTTTTCTATTAGGCAACCGGGAGAAATATCTACTTCAAGCGAGAGCGGACAAAGGTACGCTTTATGTAGACATTCCTTCAGGGTTGGAAGAAGGAACTTACTCTATCGAGGCGATATGGGTCAAGAATATGGATCATGTCTTTGATACACGAAGCGTATGCCGCTCCAAGAAAGAGGATCTTTTCTCTATTACCGAATTTGAGGACGAGGCTACGAATATCGGAGAAGGTGTCGTCGTGCTGAAAGTAAAGACCTCTACCGCCACTTATGGCTATGATGGTTTGTCCTCATACGAGCTGGCCGTATTACGTGGGGACTGGAACGGTACGGAAGGAGAGTGGCTGAAGCATGAGCGTTACGTAAGCGTACTCGATTCCCGTGGTGATAGCGAGGTTGATACCATGAGCCAAAAGGCCATTACCGATGAGTTGGAGGCACAAGACAATGCCATAGAGGATATTAGAGAAGATACGGAAAAACTTGATAATCGTGTAGAGAAAGCGGAGGACAAGGTTAATAATATGGGGGATGTCGTTGATGAGATCAAGAGCCATGCCCCGGTATCAGCCCGTCCCGCCGGTTTCAAGCCGGACATCGACCTTACCCCGGAGATCACGGTAGACCGTGCTTGGAGAGACCATGAGGGTAACGTTATCCGTGATACGTATATCACCCGGAGGGGATTGAGGAACGAGATAATCGACATCACCAACCAGCAGGTAACGGACTTGAAGCCCGGTTCCGTCGATCCGGACGATCTTTCCGAGGCTACGAAGCAATTGATCGGTAACAAGAGCATCACCAATCTTCCGGACGAGGAGGATATAACCGTGACGGATAATCGGACCTTGAAGTTGAAAGATAAGGAATACGCCCCGAAGGATTACTCCGGCATGGGACGTGTGTACCTTCGGAAGCATTACGTGAACGGCGTGAACACGCTCACGCAGCACATGATGAGAAAGCCTAATACCATCTACATCATCCAGTACGACTACTGCTTAGCCGGGCAGACGATCGAAGTGCCGGAGAATTGCGTGCTGGATTTCCAAGGGGGGAGTTTGAGGGATGGAATATTACAAGGTAATAATACTATTATTAAAGCATGTTATAATATTTTCGATGGTATAACTTTTATTGGATCTTTTGAATGTTCATTTAAAGCTTTGTGGTTTAATGTTAGTTCAAAAAACATAGATAATTCTCCTTTTATTATGGATATGTTATATCGATTAAAGGGAGTTGATAAATCAATAACTCTTGATTATGGAGGTGTAGTTGTTGATTTTGAAAGCAATAGCGTATATAGGTTGTCATCTTCTATTGATTTAACTGGATTCTCTCTTTGTCTTGATTTTAAAGGATGTATATTTCAACCCAATAAAGATTTTTCCGGAGATTATGTAATTGGTGTATTCTCCTCTTCCGCTTGGAATGATGGATTTTGGGGAGGTGTTATAAAGAATCTTAATATACAAAATGATAATAGATTAAATGTGGGAGGAATATACTTAATACATAGTTTTAAGACTTCTTTAGAAGGTATTTATACATGCAATATGCATAAATCATCCTGTTACATAGGAGAAAATTGCGCTGAACTAGTATTAAGAGACTTTAATTTTAAATTTGATTACTCTTACTCAAATAATGCTCCTATAGATGTGGATAATATGCCCATGTACTCTGGTTTATGTGTAAGATCCACAGATGTGTTTATTAGTGATGGATTTATTACACATTATCATATCGGAATGTTTGTTGATGCTGGGTCAAACATGTTTAGTCGTATTCATATATGGGGATATAATGATAAAGTTACCGACTTACCTCCTCATACATGTAATATCGGGGTATATCTTACAAAATATGCTGGTGTGTCTAGTTATTTTGGAGTAATTACAGATGATACTTACCCTATTGATAATATGAAAAGTCCTAAAGATATAGTAAACGGAAGATTAAATGGAGGTGTGGGATTCTTTCTAAATGATGCTTATTCTAATCTATTCTCGGGTTGTAGGGGTGTTGGTAATTCATATCAAGGAACTTCCAATATAATTAAATTTTTCTATATAGCATCAGATAAACCAGAAGATTGCAATTGGGATAACGCTTTTGTAGCTTGTTCTAAAAGTGGAAATGCATATACTCGTGATGTTCTTAATTATAGCCCAGATATCCCGGAAATTTCTCAAAATAGATCATCTTCATTGGCATTAAGAGGAAAAAATGGATGGATTTTTAATAACTATTTTACACAAAATAATTATCAAAACTGGTATACATTTAATACAGATGCTAAAGGGGTAAATAATGATGATATGGATTTTGTGTTAAGATTTGTAAAATCAGGTAATTTAATCGGCAGATTATTCTTTTCACAAAGACCAGACAATAATGGTAATTTAAATTCCAGTTTTAGGATACTTACGAACAATAATAATGGATTAAGCATACAGGATAAATATGAATGTATTGTCCCAGAAGGTGGCAATGGCAAGTTGAAATTTGGTAATTTTTCAAATTCTCACGATTATAACTTCAAATATGTCGCAGGCAATACTATTGGTAGTGTAGGATACTCTGATAGCGAAGGAGGACTGCCTGATGATTTATTAGGAGGGGAATATGGGCTTCTGTGTTTTGATAAGTCTAGGATTGAATATAGCTTATGGAATGGCTATAACTGGGTAAATATAAATGGAACAAAGGTTAACGAAAAATCATTAAAAGGGAAAAAGATATCTATACTTGGAGATAGTATATCAACATATGATGGTTATTTACCTAATGGATATCCTGCATTCTATAATGATGCAAATTTAGAAAATGTAAATAATACTTACTGGATGCGCTTTATTAAAGCGACAGACGCTACGTTGGGGGTAAACTCTTCTTATAGTGGGTCGCATGTTTGTGGAAATAGTAATGATACCACTGGAAGTGTTTGCTGTTCAACTGCGAGAATAGATAAATTAGGAGAAAACGGAGACCCTGACATAATCATCATCAATGTTGGCATAAATGATTTTGGAGGTTCTACAGGAAATAAATCTATTGGTACATGGAATAGCAAGTCTACTATTCCTTCTGAAGGAGTTCAATCAACTTTTTCTGAAGGGTATGCTCTAATGTTAGCAAAAATAATGAAGAAATATCCAATGGCTAAAATATTTACATGTTTATTAATTCCTGTGTCTAATACAGGTTATGATCAATCTTCTGCTAATGAGTATCCAATTGTAAATGCTAACGGAGACAGTCTGTATGAATTTAATGAATGTATAAAAAGTGTGTCTAATGTCTTAGGTGCTTGTATCGTCGATATGTATTCTTGTGGAATGAATATATATAATTCTAAAATATTTTTAATAGATGGATTACACCCAAAGATTAATGGGCACAAGTTAATGTGTGATAGTTTGTATAAAACGGTACATAATTCTTTTATGGAAAGAAAGAAAATATTCCAAAAAGATAAAGGAGAGTATGAAATTATATAACAATACGGCGAACTTATACTTTTAAATTAACAAGTTGAAAATCATGGAACAATTCATATACACGATCATCAGAAAGATATTCAAGCTTGTATTCTCTGTTTACAAGCCGAAGGTAAGGATATTGTACAAAGGCCGTAAGAACATCGATCTTACGGAGAACGGCGATCAGCGCATAAGGGTAGGTAAGCCTTTCTATCTGGCCGGGAACATCTACAAATTAGATCAGTTGGATAATAAGAGCGTATTCAAGCTAGCCCTTTACAAGAAGGAAGGCGAGGATTGGTCAAAGGCTAACGACCTTGATTTGATCTTGAGACTTAACGCCGGCTACAACATATTTTACGTATAACGAACTAAAGCACGATACATCATGGAAGAGCGAAAAGATATTTGCGAGGGTTACGAGAGGGATAGCGTACAGCAGCTAGACAAGCTGGCCAAGGATAAGAACGAGCGTTTTCCGATCTATCCGTTGACATACATTCAGGCCGTATATGACGCTAGGACGAAAGAGAGGCTTGATTCCATATTGTGGAAATGCAACAACGTGTATTTGCCTTGGATGGGATCGGCGGGGGATACCCGTATACAATTGCCTTTCTGGATGAGAAGGAAGGGTATCATAATCACTTACAAGAACCTTGACGAGGAGACGATAACCGAGAAGCTCACCTATGATCTTTGTATCGCTGATGATTTCTTCCGTCTAGACTCCTCTTGGACTAGGATAACGGACGCCCTTCCGGTCGGGGGTAACATAACCATAGGCTCTAACGGAAATTGGTTTCAAGATGGCGTTGATACCGGCTTCAAGGCACAGGGACCTAAAGGGGACAACGGACAAGTTCCACACCTTCGCTTGGCTGGTGGATACGTAAAATATAGCTACGATGAAGAGATATGGTATGATCTTTTTCCGCTCATTGACATAACCCCAAGCGTAAAGGTGGGTGAGGTAAAGACGTTACCCGCAGGTAGCAAGGCTTCGGTAACGAACGTTAGTGGGGATAAGGACGCTATTTTCGACTTTGGAATCCCTATGGGAAATACTGGGGCCAAGGGAGAGAAGGGGGATGGGTATGATTTGTTGGGATTCATGGATACGGCGGATGCTTTGCCTTCCACCGCTAATATCGGTGACGCTTACGCTGTAGGAACTTCCTCCCCATATCATCTTTACGTATGGAAGGACAATGTTAGTAAGTTCGTTGATATAGGCTCACTTAACGAGATAAAGGCCTCTATCTTTGACGGGGGTAGGGCTGATAGTAATTATGGTGGGACAAGAACCATCGATTGCGGTGGGGCTGACGCTTATTTGGTGTAACTCATAAATTATTTACCTATGGAAAGAATTCAGTTAAGAAGAGATACGTCGACAAGATGGAGAGAGGTGAACCCTATTCTCATGGAAGGTGAGGTCGGATTTGAGACGGATACCAGATTGAGAAAGATCGGTGATGGCGTGAACCGTTGGAATGACCTTGAGTATTTGAAGGCAGAAGGTATCGTACAAGAAATTGGGGATAGCGAGGATGTATCCATTAGCCAGAAAACGCTTTCTAATGAAACATTTTTGAACCGTGTGGACCTAAAAAGATCGAATGATTTAGACTTGTGTACGCAAATCGGAATTTATACATGGACGAATGATGAGGTTCCTCTAAATTCCCCGGTACAAGGCTTAGGTTTAATGAACGTATTCCCCTATCTCACAGATAAAGATATTTTAAAACAAAGAATTGTCCAGCAAGTCTTCGATTATTATGGGAGAATGTATGTCAGGTATAAAGGTAGTGAGGAATGGGGCGATTGGAACAGGCCTGCGGAAAAATCCATATTGGATAACACCGTAGACAATACTTTCACTTACAGAAGAAGTTTAAATTCGGATAACAATTTAGATGAGATCTCTCATATCGGGATATACTCGTGGATATCGAGCTCGGTTCCTCAAAACGCACCAGTTAGTTACGGAGGCGTACTTCTATTATTCCCTTATTTCCGGACGGAGTATACCGAGTTAAGCCGTACCGTGCAAATAGTCATAGCCTCAAGCGGGAAGATGTTCTCCCGATATCGTACCACATCGGGTTGGGGTTCTTGGGTCTCTGGAGGATCGGGAGGATCTGGAGAGACTTATGAGGATCGATTGATGAGGGCGTTTTTAGATAAAACTTTCACGACGTGGCAACCCGAAGGTAATATACCTCGTAATTCACAAGATTTGTCATATTACAGTGGGGCTATAAGTGGGCTCCCTTATAGCTCCGTGTTTAATTTTGGTAACGACATTTACTATAACCGTGGTCTCTCCTCCTTTTTTTCGGCGGTAAAGAATAAGGGAAGTGTTTTATATAGTAAAGGTTACGGACAGGACACTAGAAGAGGCTCTTATTACGGTACCGTTTGCTCTACTTTTGGATCTTATATATCTGGTCAAAAGATATATTATACCACGACGGAGATTCCGGAGGTTGCCGAGGAGATCACCTATGTTGATATCGAGCAAATAAACATAGGTGATATTTTGTGGACTTCCGGGCATTGTAAGGTTGTTTCCTCTGTCAATGTGGATGAGGATGGCATCTATAATATCGTCGTTACGGAGCAAGGAGGATATAATATGATGGAAACGGTTTACGATAAAGATGGGTTTGAGAAAATCCTTAAAGGGATAGATCCTCATGATAAGAGGGTCTTTAAATTATACCGCTTCCAAAATCAAAGGATACCGGTTTTGCCTAAAATAGAATATAGCGAGAATGTCATTTCTGAATATGGGGATAGGACCTATTTTGAGCAAGGGCAAGATGTCTTTATAGCGGTCAAAGACGGGGATCATATTAATATTTCTGATGGAAGCAATACGAATAGATACCTTTTATCGGGAATGTCCTCTAAAATCGTGAACGGGATCGAGCTATATAACGTGCGACCATATCTATCAGGGACGGCAGAGTATGATTTGTATACCGATAATGATGATCTTCACGCTAAACTATCTGTGATAGAGATGGGTGATGTTATCTTGGATGATATTACCGTGAGGTTGACAGGATACAGCGACAATGTAAAACCTAGCTGGTATAACGTAATATACCTAATAGAAGCGGAGGAAGGAGAGTATCCGTATTTTCCGGCCCCAGAAGGATACATGGGGCATAATGCCGTGATGTGCAAGGATTTCATAAAAGACAATACTTTTAACGTAATCATGAGGGATGTGAAGGATTATGCCTCTGGATATTACGTCAGATGTTATTATGACACGAAATTCGGATTGGCTTATAAGGATAGTAATATCATTATGATAAAATAATTTATAGATATGGACAGAGTATTACAAAGAAGAGATACGGCATCGAACTGGACAAAGTTCAATCCGGTTCTTTCCGAAGGCGAGATAGGTATTATTACCGATGGTGGTAAAGGCTATAAGATAGGTGACGGTGTCACACATTGGAATGATCTGGAATACCCATCTAATCCAACCAGTGTTGTTGGCACGATCGGAGATAGCGAGGTTGCCGTGATTAACCAGAAAGGCGTATCCTCTTTGGTCGGCCTAGACACGTACCCAGTCTTCTCCGACACGAAGGACTACGTAAAGGGCGAGATTGTCAATTACGGAGGCCTCTTGTACGAGTTCACGGCTGATCATGAGGCGGGAGGATGGAATGAAGACGATAATGAGTCTATTTCTTTCAAAGAAATAATTAATAGGTTAATTAATATTGTATCAAATCGAATCAACTTAATTAAAGGCAAAGGAACCTCATTAGAAAGACCTATCCTATCGGAACTAGATGATGGAGGTTTGTTTTATGATACCTCCGTGAAAAAGTATATCTGTTGGGATGGGACTAAATGGGTAAATATGGATGGATCAGAATTAAATTGAAATATATGTACCGCTACTTCTCCTACATATCCGACCTCGCCAACTGGGCCAAGTCTATCGCCATAGCCGCCGTGGTCACGGCGATGGACTTCGTGTCGCCGATCGAGAACTTCTTAGTGGTGATATTATCTCTGGCCTTCATCGATACGTTCTGGGGGTTGGCTGCGGATCACGGGGATTTCCGTAAGAGCAAGTTCATCCGTAGCTGGGTGTACATGCTCGTGTATTTCCTGATCATCATTATCTCGTTCTGGATAGGCGTGATGATGGATATATCGGAGGATAACGCCAAGGCTTTCGTGTCTTGGATCACGTGGGCGATGATATGGTTTTACGGAACCAATGTCTTAAAGAACATGGGCAAGGTATTCCCGGATAACAAGGTGATAGCCTTCTTGTATTGGGTTGCCGCCGTGAAATTTATCAGCAAGGTCAATTTCTTGGATGAGTATAACAAGACAAAGAATAAAAAAGGCTCCCCAGATCCAAGAGGATAGGGGAGCCGGATAAATTTTCGCTTCCCGCCTCTCACAAGGAAGGATAGCAAGGTTAACAAAGCGCATAAAAGTATAAAAAATAATTGATATGAGAACGATTAACAGGAAAATCAACTTGATCGTGATCCATTGTTCGGCCACTAGGGTAGATAAGGATTATACCCCTGAGCAATTAGAGAGAGACCACAAGGCGAGAGGATTCAACTCCGCGGGTTATAACTATTATATCCGGAAGAGCGGGGAGATAGTATCTATGCGTCCATTGGAATTGATTCCGGCTCATGTGACCGGATATAACAAAAACAGTATAGGAATATGCTATGAGGGTGGTCTTGATCCGGACGGGAATCCGGATGATACACGTACGGAGGCACAGAGACAGTCGATTATAAGGCTGTTGTTGGATTTGATCGTACAGTTCCCGGATAGTAGGATCTGCGGTCATCGTGACCTATCCCCGGATCTTAACGGTAACGGTAAGATTGAACCGGGCGAGTGGATGAAGATGTGTCCGTGTTTTAATGCCGAGGAGGAGTATCGCAATATATGAAACCTTGGCAAGTAATATTAATACTAGTGTGCTTGGTAGCCAGTTTCACGGCTGGATACCATATCCGGGGGGATGTGGCTAGTGATTCGATATCCAAGACCGACACGTTCATCAAGGTGGATACGATACATGACAGCATCCCGTACCCGGTTTATGAGACACTGGTAAAAATAATACCGGAGCCATTCCCTGTTTATATCACGTTGGACGGTGACACGGTCATAGAACCTATATATGTTCCTATGCCGATCACCCAAAAGGAGTACAAGACGGATGATTACCGGCTGTCAATATCCGGCTATAAGCCTA